CCCGAACGTGACGTTGAACCAGATCATGGCGCCGCAGGCGCACGCGGAGTTCATCTGATGGAAGGAGCCGAGTGAACGTTCAACCATCAGCGTCCTTCACCGCCGAGCTCGCCGCCGGCACCAGCGGACTGGTCGGGACGATCGCGGTGGCGATCTACCAGGGCGACTCCGTCGTCACGGCGTTGCACACCTCGTCGATCAACGAGATCGTAACCACAGGCATCTACGTCGCGACGCTCACCGCTCCGGCTACGGCGGGGCAGTACACGATCATCTGGTCTCTCGACGGGACGCTCGCACCGGCCCAGTTGTCGATCGAGGATCTGACGGTTACCGCGACCGTCGGCGCGGCCCCGGCGACGTCAGCGTTGTACATCACACGTGCTGAGTTGAAAGAGACCCTCGAGATAGACACCGGCGAAAGCTACGCCGACGCCGACATCGACATGGCGTGCGCGGGCGCTTCGGACATCATCCGCGGCTACAAGAACACCCGCTACCACCCGACCACCGAAACCCGGGTGTACTCGACCCCCGCCCACGGGTGGCATCGCTACTACCGGCCGGGTGGCTGCCACGTCAACATCGACGCTTTGAACGCGTTGACCTCGCTGAACGTGGACTTGGACGGCGACGGCGTCTACGAAACATCCTGGACGGACGGCGTTGAGTTCTGGCTGGAGCCGATCAACGCGGCCGCGGACGGGATCCCGTACGACCGTGTGGTGTTGCGGCCGCAGAACGGGTCGATGTTTCCGTTCTGGCCGAACGGCATCCAGATCCAGGGTTCGTTCGGGTGGGCTGAGACACCGGACCGTGTCCGTCAGGCCGCGAAGATCCTTGCCGCGCGGCTTCTGAAGCGGGCACGCGAGACGCCTTACGGAATCGTCACCGTGATCGGGGAGGCGGTCGCCGCGGCGAGGCTTGGCCGGATCGACCCTGACGTTGCCGCGTCGTTGGATAACGAGTACGGGATCGTGCCGCAGCCGTTCGCATGAGCGTCAACATGGAAGACATCCGCAACGGCATCGTCGCGAACCTCTCGACGATCACGGGCTGCCAGAAGAACGCGTACAGGTCGGGCAACAACACGCCGCCGGCGATCGTGGTCGCTGGGTTCGACGTGATGGAGCCGACCTCGTTCAGCCGCGGCGGACACAGCTTCACGATGCTCGTCCAGGGTCTCGCCGGCAAACCGTTGAACAAGGCGGCAGAGGTTCGTCTGGACAAATGGCTTCTTCCGGGCGGCGACGAAGACGTGTGGGCGGCGCTCGAGTCCGACCGCACGCTCAACCACACCGTCGATAACTGCGCTGTCACGTCGTGTGACGGCTCGCAACTCATCACCCTCGACAACGGAACCGAGGTGCTGGGTACGACCTGGCACCTCCAGATCGAGCTCTAACCGGGATGCATCACAGCAACACCCAGCCCCGTTCGGGGCGTTTCGTCGTTCCTCAACATCCCGGAAAGGGGCCAAGCGATGGGTAAGTTCCTCGCCACCGATGTGGCGATCATCATCGACGGACTGGACGTGTCAGAGCATGCGTTCAGCGTCGATCTTCCCGACAGCAAGGAGCAGGTCGATGTGTCGGGGTTCTCGTCCACGGGCGCGAAGGAGTTCCTGCCTGGCAACCGTGACCAGACGGCAACGTTCGGTCTGCTGCAGGACTTCGGATCGAACTCGATCCATTCCAAGCTGAACACGCTCTACACGGCGTCTTCGGTGTTCGTGTTCTCTGTCCGCCCCACCTCGGGTGGCACTTCGAGCACGAACCCGTGGTTCGGCGGTACTGCGCAGCTGTACGAATACGACGGGCTGAACGCCCAACTGAACGCTCGCGCGGAGATCCAGGCTGTTCTCCGTCCGGCGAACGGTGCGGTGTGGTCCTGGGCGACGTCGTAACGGTATGGCCGGGGAAGTTCTCAGAGTACGCGGGTACCGGGAGCTTCTCCGGGCATGCCAACGCGCCGAGCGCAGCTCCAAAGCAGAGGTGCGGAAAGCGCTCAAGGGTGTCGGTGAGGTCGTCCGTGCCGACGCGGCCGAGGACTTCTCCAAGTACAGCACCCGGTCCGCAGCGGGGTTCAAGGTGCGTGTCCGCCAACGTGGTGTCGCGGTTGAGCAGTCGCTGCGGAAGACGACAGGCAAGCATCCTGAGTGGGGTGCGTTGCAGATGACGAAGGCTCTGATCCCCGCCCGCTCCAGGGATGAGGGACGGATCGAGCAGGAGTTCGAGCGTGCCCTCGACAGGGTCGCCGACATCTTCGAGAGATAGAAGGGAGCAACCGGGATGGCTGAGGCCGGGTTCGAGTTCGCCGGCGAGTTCTACCCTTGGTCCGTTTCAGATGGCGCCAAGGATCTGATCCTCATCGACCGTTTCACAGGAATGCCTGTGACCGATTTCTTCGCGGCGATCGAGGACGATGTTGATCGTGGCCGTGCGCCGATTCTGTTGGCGTTGATGGCGACGTCGATGCGTGCGAAGCATCCTGATCGGTCGCCGGAACGGATCGGGAGGATGGTGGAGGGGTTGTCGCTGTCGCAGGTGGAGTTCATCGACGGTGACGAGCCGGAGGGTGATGGCGGCCCCCCGGACGTAGACGGCGGGACGCAGCCCAGCGTGTCGCCGGAATCCGACTCGTCGGAAGACGAATCGAAGTGATCTGCTCCCCCGGCGGCGAGCTCGACCTCGGCGACTTCTGCCGAGACCCGTCGTTGATGTGGTCGTCGTGGATGTCCGCCAGGTTCAACCTGAAGCGGACCGACATCGTCAGGGAGAACTTGTCGTTGACGGAGATCGTCGGGATGTGGGACTCCCTGAAAGAAAGCTGACATGGCGCGCAAAGTCTCCATCGACATCGTTGTTGACGCCGACCAGGTAAACCGCGGCTTCAAATCCGTCGCGCGCGGCGCCGAGGGTCTGAACACGTCGATTGGTCATCTGCGGATCGGGTTCGCCGCGTTGGCGAAATCGACCGTGGTGATCTTTGCGGTCGAGAAGGCGATGGAGGCACTTACCGGTGCCGTCCATTCCGGCATCGCTGAGTTCAAGGACAACACGCAGATCCAGGCGCAGACGCAGGCGGCGATCAAATCGACCGGCGGAGTGGCGCACGTGACCGCCCGCCAGATCGACGAGCTCGGCCAATCCTTGTCGAACCTTTCGGGGGTTGACGACGAGGTGATCCGTCAGGGCGAGAACGTGCTGTTGGCGTTCCAGAACATCCGGAACTTCGCCGGCAAGGGCAATCAGATCTTCACCGAAGCGACGAAGGCGACCTTGGACTTCGCGGTGAGGTCGGGGCGGTCGGTGCAAGCGGCGGCGGTCGCGGTTGGCCGTGCGTTGCAGGACCCGGCGAAAGCGGCCGGGTCGCTGCGACGTGCCTATGTGGTGTTGACGGCTTCGGAGAAGGCTGCGATCGACTCCGCGGTCAAGCACGGCGACACCCTGAAGGCCCAACGCCTGATCATCGCGGACCTTGAGAAGCGCTACGGCGGCGCCGCGGCAGCGGCAGGGAAGACGCTGCCCGGTGCGTTGAACGTGCTTCGTGAGCGGTTCAAGGATCTCGTCGGGTCGGGTATCGGTCTGGTCGCGCCGGCGCTGACGAAGGCGGCGGTGGGGCTGGCCGGGTTCGTCCGGAAGCTGTCGGAGGCGGAGACGACGAGGGCGAAGTTCAGGATCGTGTTCGAGGGGCTCGAGCACATCGGACGTGATCTCTTCCGGTCGGTCGCTAATGAGATTGCCGTGATTGACTGGTCGCGCCTAGCAGGGCAAGCCCGTGAGGCCGCGTCGAGGATCGCCAGACAGATCGGAGATGCGCTTGCCGCTGTCGATTGGCGCGCCCAGATCGAACGTGCCGCCCACGCGCTCAGCAGAGCCGTCGTGGTTCTGCTCCAGAACCTGCGGCTGGCGATCCAGCATGTGAACTGGAACCAGGTCGGCCAGCAGATCGTCCACGGCATCGAACTTGCCGTGGCCGCTGTCGCGGACTTCCTCGCACATGTGAACTGGGGAGCGGTCGCGAAGCAGACAGCGCTGCTGCTCGTAGCAGCCTTTAAGGCGGTCGCATCGGTGTTCATCGGGATCGGCGAGGCGATCGGCAAGCAAATCGTCTCCGGGATCGAGTCGGGCCTGCGGGCTGCCGGCAAAGCCGCCGAGAAGTTGGCGCTCGAGATCGTCCTGAAGATCATCGAGCCGTTCACGCACCTTCCCGACAAGCTCGGCGGCGGACCGTTCCAGAGGATGAAGGCCGAGTTCCAGCAGACGCTCAACGACATGGAGGCCGCATCTGCGAACGCCGCCGCTGTGATCAACACGAACCTGTCGGCGACGCAAGGACTCGGACCTCACCACGCGCCCGCCACAGCACCGGGCAAGACGACGCAAGGGGGTACTCGCACACCCGCCGCCGGGACGGGATTGCCTGTCCCTCCGGCCCCCACCGTCTCGCTGCCCGCTCGCACGGGGATAACTGCGTCGCAGCGCAACACCTTCTTCGACAACCAGATCGCCCGCATCCTCCTCCGCGGCGGCCTCGGATCGCTGAAGCAGCAGCTCGCGGCTTTGCAGGAAGCATCACGGCTGATCAGCCAACGCATCGCGGTCACTAGAGACATCACCCGCAAGCTCAACCTCGAAGACCAACTCTTGCAATTGGCCGCGCAGGAGAAGGACATTCGCAAGCAGTTGCGTGAAGCGTTCGTCGAGGCCGTGACGGCGAAGGAGTTCAAGCAGCTCGGGTTTTCCGCGACCGGCGACGATCTCGTCCCAGGCGTCAAGAACCTGAAGAAGCGGCTAGGCACGATCAGCGCCGCAGTCCAGGGGACATTCCTTGACACCCCGAAGCTCGAGACGCTGCTGAAGAAGATCCGCAAGGTCCTCGCGGAAAACCTGGTGCCGACGGAGATCAGGTCGAAGATCAAGGAGATGTTCGACACGATCCGTGACGAGCTCAAGAACGGGTCGGGGAACCTCACGAAGTTCGCCCACACGAACTCGGCCGCGATACTCGCCGGGCTTGGCTTGTCGCCGGAGCAGATACGTGTGCTTAGGTCGCGGGTCGCACAGATTGGCGTCGGAGGAACCATCCCGGGCGCAGCGACCGGAGCATTCGCGTTTGCGGGTGCGAACACGATCGTGATGCACAACCCGCAGTTCAACGGGATCACCGACGTGCGGACGTTCAAGAACGAACTCGCGAAGGAAACAGGTCGTAGGTCGGGTTCGCGGCGGGGGCCGTACGCCGGTAGGCACTAGGTGGCTGGCGGGGTCAGGGTCGGTGTGGCGTTCGACGACGTCACTCTTGAGCCGTCCCCGACATGGACGTACCTGACCGACACCGACCATCTGGTCGCGGCGTATTCGATCAGCCGTGGTCGGCAGTTCGAGTTCGACAAAACCGACACCGGCACAGCGATGGTCACTGTTTATGACCAGGACGGTGTGTTGGACCCGACGAACTCGTTCGGTCCGTACTACACGAAGATCGAGCCTTTGCTGCAGATCAAGGTTGATCTGTGGAATCCGGTCACGTCGGCGTGGTCGACGCGATTTCGCGGGTTCATCGAGGACTTCAACTATGGCGTTGACCCGTCGCAGAAGGTGACCCGACTCGAGGTTTCGTGCGTCGATCTGTTTGAGATCTTGACGGCAATCGAGATGCAGCCGGGGCAGTTCGGAGACACGCCTCCGGCTCAGTCGGCGGACAACATCTTCTTCGACAACGCGACCGTCCAGGACCGCATCACCCAGGTGCTCGGAAACGCCGGCATCCCGTCGGCGATGTATGTGGTGTTTACCGGCAACGTGTACAACGCCGAGTCGGTCTACAGCCCGTCCGAGAACGTGCTGCAGGTGATCCAGGACGCCGCGGACGCCGAGTTCCCGACCGTATCCAACGTCTACTGCGACCGATCCGGACGGGTCGTGTTCCACGGCCGGTTGGCGAAGTTTGATCCGACCGGTACTGCCGATTCGGCGGGAGCTACAGCATGGCCGCTTAACGGCTGGGACGGAACCGGATCACCTCCCGACGCTTGGAAGGTCGGAGACGGCGCCGCGGTCGCCGCCGCGATCTCTGACACAGCGCAGATCCGCACGTTCGCATACAACCGCGGCCTGTCGAAGGTATTCAACTCCGCGTTCTGCACGCCGAACGGGATCGTCAAAGACTTCCCGAACCAGCTCGCCCAAGACACGACGTCGATCGGAACGTTCGGGATCAGGTCATGGTCGGCCGAGAATCTGCTGATTGCCGCGCCGAGCGGAGACGCGTTGAGGTCTCCGGGGGCAAGCATTCTTACCGGCAACAGCGCACTTGACGAATGTGCCCTCTACGCGGACTACATCAAGTCCAACTACGCCGAGCCGCGTAACCGCGTCACGGAGATCACCTTCAGATCGCTCGACCCATCCGACCCGCGTGCAGGAGCCGTGTGGTCGTTCCTCTGCAGTTGCGACATCTCAGATGTCTGCGATGTGACCGTGACTACGCCCGGAGGTGCGGGATTCAATCTCGAGCCGTTCTTCATCGAAGGCATACGTGAGGAAGCCAAGCCGTTGAACGCCAGCTATGCGGATGTGACGACAAGCCTTGATCTGTCGCCGCAGGCGTATTTCACCGCTGGTGCTTGGAGTGGCGACTGAATGTCTTCCAGGAAGCCAGTCATCCACGGTCGCGACCATCTTCCCGGTGGCGCGGACCCGATCGATTTCTCGTTCCTGCAG